TATGCCATTATAAACGAGCATAAAAATATTCTTATTGAAGCATTTGATAAAACTTTAACCAAAGAGGAAGAAGTAATAGAGGAAGAATAATGCCTAGAAAGACCGCTAATGAAGTTCATACACAATTACAAGTACATGAAAAGATGTGTGAGGAAAGATGGAAGACTATCTATAAAAAAACTGATGCATTACAAGAATCAGTAGATAGTACTAAACTATGGCTGCTTGGTGGTCTTACAACAATAGTGACAGCATTAATTACTCTTATAATAAAAACATCTATATAAGATGATAGACAAACTTATAGAGCCAGTCAGCAATATTCTTGACAAGTTTATTGCAGACAAAGATTTAAAACAAAAACTAGCACATGAAATAGCTACTATGTCGCAAAGACATATCCATGAGATAGCTAAAGCACAAATAGAAGTAAACAAAGAAGAAGCAAAGGGCAACTGGTTTCAATCAGGTTGGAGACCTGCTACTGCATGGATATGTGTATGTGGCTTTGCTGTTAATTTTTTAATTAGTCCATTAGCTTCTGCATTTGGAATAGATGTACCACAAGCTGATACGTCAACTATGTTGCCAGTTTTAATGGGTATGTTAGGATTAGGTGGATTAAGAACTTATGAGAGAGTACAAGGGGTAGGAAAGTGATAACAAGAGAGATTAGAGATATGTTAGTGAGACATGAAGGGATACGGACTTTTCCATATCATTGCTCAGAAAATAGATTAACAATCGGAATAGGCAGAAATATAGAACAAAATGGTATTAGCGAGGAAGAAGCATACTACTTATTAGAAAATGACATTAAGAGAGTTATGAGCAATTTAGATAAGTCATTTCACATGTGGCGATGCTTTCCTAAAAAAGCTAGATTAGTTTGTATTGATATGGCATTTCAGATGGGCATAGCAGGGTTTTTAGGATTTAAGAAAACTATTGCACTAATGCAACTAGGAATGTGGCTAGAAGCCTCTGAGGAGTTGCTAGACAGCAGGTATGCAATACAGACACCAAATAGAGCAGCATACAATTCAAGACAACTGGCATTGTGTCATGGCGAGAAAATCAAGCGAGGAACATCAAAGTAATTCAAGACTAGGTGCATTAGGTGAAAGTCTAGTGCAAACTTTTTTGCTTGAATTTTGTGACTTTGTTTATCCTACCCAAGATAAGCACCCTGCAGATATCTTAGCTGAAGTATCTAACTGCAAATATACAGTACAAGTAAAAGCTAGACGAGAAACTAAAGAAGGTAAATATGTATTTGCAACTGAAACATCTAGGTCTATGTCTGATGTTTATAAGAACTATCATTGTGACATCTTAGCTTTTGTTTTTGTTAATCAAGAACATAAAAGAATTTTATTCAAACCCAATACATCATCGCAAACTTATTACACTTTTGATAAGAAAATCATTACACCTGATATGGAGATCATATCATTGCAACAAACTTTAGATGCACTTAGTCAAGTGCCAGTCTTAAATCCAGTTATAAAATAATTGTAAATAAATGTTTACATATATAGATATTTATGTGTATAATAGTCTTATGTTAAACAAAAGTAAGGAGAATAACATGAACATATCAGAAAACTTGAATAATGCAGGAATATCAGCAAATTCTATAAATGCTAAATATATAAATAGTTTTGTAGACAAGATGGTAAACAAACATAAAACTACAAACATTTGGCAAGATTATGTTAGCAGTAATATTGATGCGATTGTTTTAGACTTTATTAAAGTCATTAAAGAAGCTGATAAAATACCTTTTAAATACAGTAATTACTTTTCGCAACATAAAAAAGTAAGAAACAATGGTGCTGAAGAAGTAATAAAAAAATATTCAAATGAGTTTAGATTAGAAAATTCTAATGCAGCAATACTAAAGGATGTATATGTCTAAAACACAAGGTAGCTTAATCGCTACCTTTTTTTATAGGAGAGGAAAATGAAATACTTAGTAAAAGTAAAATTACCAATAGGATGGTGGACTGCATTTCAGACACCTAGTTTCACAGAAGCACTTAATAAATACGCTAGACTTGCAAAGCAAAAGCATAGTGTAAGGTTGGTGAGTTATGATTGATTGGCAAGTATTACCATTCTTAGCTTTTATGGCTATCTGTTTATACGGTGTAGCTTTATTGCTTAACGATAGAAGATGAAACAGTTTATTAATAAATGTATTGTTATGTTTATGAACTTGTTTGATCGTGGTGACGATATAGATTGGTTAAATATGCATAACGATATGATACAAAAAGGAGAGAGAAATGAGAGCAAATAGAAATATAAGATTTAATTTAATTGGTGGTGGTACTTTGTATCTACCGCCTAGAGAGGTTAGAGGTTTTTATAAAGACTTTATAACTGGTCACAATGTTGTTGAAGTTAATAACGATAAATTTGAAGTTAGAAACTCGCAAGAAGAAATACAGGAACAATTAAGTAGAATATGAATATAAAAGATTTAGAAAAGTATGACTTTAAAAAGGTTGGTAATGCAATCATAGTTAAAGACTTACCTAATGACGTATATCATGCAGGACTGGGTGTTAGTAGTAGTAGCATAAGAAGATTTGGCGAATCACAACTTCATGCTATAGAACAAAAACTAGAAGATAGTCCTACACTTAAATTTGGAACTGCAGCACATAGTTATTTATTAGAGGGAGAAGAAGCATTTAAACGTGACGTAGTTATTATGACTGGCTCACCTTATACAAAGGCTAATAAAGAACTTAAAGAAGAATATGAAGCTAATGGTCTTATTGTTTTAAAAGAATCTGATATGGAGATCATACAAGGCATGAAGGACAATATGATTTATGAAGGTAATGCATATATAAATGCAAAAGATAAAATAGCTGAGTCTAGTATATATTGGTATGAAGATGATGTTATTTGTAAATGCAGACCTGATGTGCTTTGTAAACCTATAGATAAACCGCATACAGACAATGAGATAGTTATTGTAGATTATAAAACTACACAGTCTTGTGACCCAAGACAGTTTGGCTATTCGGTAAGAAAGTATGGTTATGATTTACAAGCTGCATTTTATAGACGTGGTGTAGAAGCTGCAGGTTATAAAGTAAACGAATTTGTATTTGTGGCACAAGAAAAGGTACACCCTTATGCAGCTAAAGTATTTAGAATTACAAAAGAGCATATGGATTATGCTTGGCATACACTAGAAAGGTACTTAGAAGAATATAAAGAATATAAGAAAGGTAAACCGCTAACTATTTACAATAGTCCTAATGTGGTTGATTTGGAAATTTAGAAGGGCGAACAAGCAAATGAGAGTATTAGACAGAAGGAGAGTTTCGCTAGTCGCCCTAACTTGATTATAAACCAAATAAAGAATAATATTGATAATGGAGAGTCAAAAAATGGAAAATAATAAAAAAGCATTATGGGTGAGTGAAGACATGCACCATGAGTTAAGCATTTTTGCTGCTATTAATAAAATAGACATTGGCAAAGCTACTGAACTTTTAGTAAAGTTAGGATTGATAGAACATAAAAATAATAATGACTAATAGCAGAACTAAAGGACATAATTTCGAGAGACTTATTGTTAAGATGATAAACGAATTTATTACTTTAAAAGGTGGCACTAAATTAGTTACTAGAAACTTAGATCAAGCACAATACAAAGGACAAGCAGATATTTACTGGGATAACTTTGCAATAGAGTGCAAAAGATACGGACAGACAGCAACTAACATGTATAAACAAGCATGGTGGGAACAAGTCTTAGTAGCTGCTAGAGATAAATATATCCCAGTTTTAGTTTACAAGTTTGACAGAAGGGAAATTTATTGTGTTATTCCTGCATGGTTAGTTAGTGACAATGTGCCACAAGATAATCAGGTTACTTATATGTGTAGCCTTAGAACTTTATGTAAAGAGCACAAACAAGTATTGAAGAAAGCAAGTGTATTCAATAAATGAAGAAGATTTTGAGAGTTTTTGTCGTGATGCATACGACAGAATGAACGTAGTATTGGAAGTATTAGGAATAATAAATGACGATACATACGAAGACTTTAAGGAGAGGAATTATCATCGTCTTGAAGTCGAATATTTAACCAGTATAGATAAGCTATCTATACATTAACATAAGGAGAGTATTATGGTTGATATTTTAGGAGGAATGAGCAGTGGTAGTCCTACCAGTTCATTTCTTGCATTTAAAGCTGCTGACAAGCGATTTTATGTGGGCGAGGAAGCATTGGATGTTAAATACATTCAATTAGACCCTGCTACATTTCAATCGGGTTGGGGTAGATATAACATTGGTACAGGCTATGAGTTTGTATGGGATGATAAATTTACCGTAGTTGGCGACAAACCTGCTGATGATTATAAAAGAGCATTTTCTGCTTGGTTATATACAGACGCTGTAGACAGACCTTTGTTATGGCAAAGATTTAGTTATTCTGAATCTTCTGCATTTAACAAGATGTTAGGTAAATTTTGGAATTCACAGGAAGCTAAAGAAGGCTTACCTATATTTGAATTTAAAGGTGCTACTGACATACAGGTTGGAAAAGGCAGATCGGCAGATATAGAAATTGATTTTCTTGGTTATAAACCTAGAAATAATAATTTCATAATACCTGAATGGGCATCTAACACAGATGTCGGAGTGCAAGAAACTGAATCAAAAGGACTAACATCTGATGATATCCCTTTCTGATGCAGACTGGGTGCGAATAGCACCTGATCTTGCAAGACAGCTATTTGGCGAACCTACTAAAGTTACTTTAAAAGAACTGAGGTGGGGTCGTCATGGCTCTAAGTCTTTGAATCTAGAGACAGGACAATGGTATGACCACGAAGCAGGTACTGGCGGTGGTGTTACAGATTTAATTAAGATATATAATTTAGATATTAAACAAGTTTTAAAACAGTACGGTTATAACGTGGCATCGTCTGACGCTTCTCATATGATTCCCCTTACTAAAAAGTCAGACGGTGCTAAGTTATTATCAAAAGAAAAAGTGGCGGAGTTGCAAGGACATGCAATTGTGTATCTGCAGTACACAAGTAAATTTAAGGTAATGCGATTTCCGCCACATCATTACATAAAGCAAAAATATGCACCATTTAGTGAAAATCCTGATGGTACATGGGTTATGCGAAGACCTGAAGGTTTATTGCCAATTTATTACAAAGCAGAGCATGAAGATAAGCCAGTAATTATTAATGAGGGCGAAAAAGCAGCTATAGGATGCAAGAAGATAGCAAAAGACTATGATGCTGTTACATGGCATGGTGGGGCTACAGGATGGCAAAAATCAGACTGGAGTCCTATATTTAATAAAGAGGTATATATATTTCCTGATAACGATGAAGCAGGTAAACAATGTGCTAGTGAATTATGTGCATATTTAAAGAAAAATGGTTGCATAGTAACAATTGCTAAACCACCTGCAGACTTTGATGCAAAAGATGATTTATGGGATGCTTATGAGAAAAAATACTTTAAAGATCAAGATGCACTAATTAAATATATTATTTGCAATCCTATGAAACCAATAGGACAAATCACATTTACTAGAGCAGATAATGTTTTGCAACAAGTTACAAATCCTGAGTGGTTGATTAAAGATGTTTGTGAAAAGGAAGCATTGATGTGTATATTTGGTAAACCTAAGAGTGGTAAATCATTTATAGCTATCTCTATGGCATGTGCTATATCTAAAGGAAGAAACTTTTATGGTAATGAATCTAATAAAGCACCAGTTTTATATTTATGTGGCGAGGGTCAAAGAGGTGTAAAAAGAAGATTAGCTGCTTGGCAGCAAGGTATGTATGACCTAAAAAAAGCACCTTTATATTTATCTGATAGAGCAGTTAGAGTTAATGAAGAAGATGATTTTGTAAAGCTAAAGGATGAAATTAATTACATACAAAATATAGAGGGCAATATAGGTATGATAATTATTGACACCTTTCAGAGAAACTTTGTAGGTAATGAGAATAGTGCAGAAGATGTTGGTAATTTCATTAATAAGTTAGATAGCCTGATATCTGAGTATAAGTGTTGTGTTTGTTTAGTACATCATACTGGACATGGTAATGGTGATAGAGCAAGAGGTTCAAGTGTATTAGGTGCATCATTAGATTATGAATTTAAGGTAGAGAGACAAGATAAGGCATTAGGTGCAGATAAAAAAGAAGATATGTATGTAACTTTTGAGCAAACTTTAAATAAAGACGGACAAGGAATGCAGGAAAAAGCATTTGTTTTTAAAGAAGTAGAAATTAAGGGTGAAGGTTTAAATTTAACATCAGGATATTTAGAAGAAACAGATGTTGATTTGACTAAAAAACAGCAACCAATATTAAGAGGTAATCAAAAAAATGTTTTAGCACAGCTTAAAATAGAAGCTATAGAACGTAATCCACAAGCACCACAAGATGTTAAATTACAAACTAATGATTTAGTAGGTAAAGTTAAGAATAAAAATGATGAAGATTTAAATCCAAATCAAATACAAAAAGCATTAGCAGCATTAAGAGATAAAAACTTAGTTATACATGATAAAGATAAAAATAATTGGCAACATGCAGATTATAAAGATATACCACCTGATTTTGATGGGTCTGCCTAACTCTGCCATTACTCTGCCATTTTTAGTAAAAAATAGGCAGAGCAAGGCAAAATGCCATAAGTTTGCTCTGCCACCCCTGCAGCAGTTCTTTAGAACTGCAGGGTAGGCAGAGTAGAATGGGTAGAATAAGATGAAAACATATTTAGAGAGACAAATAGATAATAGATTAAATGACTTGCGAAATTATGAAGCAGAGATATTTAAAAAGTATGGCAATATGAGACGTATTTATAAGTTAGTAGGCACAGATTTAGAGATTAAATACGGTAGAGCAAAAATTCTTTTTGATGAGTCTTTAAGCAAAGATACAGATAAAAAGAAGTTACAAATGATAGAAATGATGTTTCGTGCATATGATGCACTGGTACAAAAGATAAAAGCTAATGGATATAAAGAATTAGAGCCATATATTAGATGCTATGAATTTAATAAAAAAACTATATTAGTATGTGACTATAACGATGAAAAAAAGATGATGATGGAAATGCATAAAAATGAAAAAGACGTTATGTTTTTTAGCATGGAGGAAATGTTTAAATCTATTCCGTCTGATTTTATTGAAGCAAAGCATTTTTTAACTAACAAACATGGTGACGTAACATTTGAGAGAATTACATATGAGCAAAGGCGACAAGGACAGAACTAAAGACCATAAGTCTTATAGAGACAACTGGGATAAGATATTTAAAAAGAAGAAAAAGAAAAAGAATGAGACCATATTACGAAAGTAAAGCAGACTTACAAAACGAGCAAGATATAGCTAC